AAATATAATGTTTTACTATAGTAGTATGCGCTGCATCCCCAGAAACCGTTGGGTCATGCCAATTTGGTTCTTGAGTATTTAATATATCTGCATCTACTAGTCGTACTGCTCTTTTACCAGTAGCACTACCGGCAGCTGAAGACATATTTCTTGTAACTTTAATAAGTCTAAGACCACCCGAAGGTAGAGTCTGTTTTGTGCCAACTACAAGTGCCATGTTAGCGGTAGTTGCCGTAGACTCGGGTCGAAGATTACAAACTTCTCTCTGTGCGTCATTAATATATCGTAGCAACTCCGCTTCGGGCCAACGAATGCTCGTTGTATCCTGAAGGATGTCTTGTATACGAGATATTAAGTTGGCACCTGTTAGTGTACCTGCCATAATTTTACCTCGTTAATTACTCAGCTTTTTCTTCTTCCCCTGCTTCTTCTTCTTGTACGTAAGCTTCGTTTACGTCTGGCGTGCTAGGATCGTCGGCAATATAATGCCCATCTTCGTTCCTAGCTCTTGTCTTTTTTGCAGTAGTCTTAGCTTTCGCTTTCTTAGCTTTCGGTGCTGGTTTAGCTGCTTCTTTAACTTCAACTGCGCCTTGCTGTTGAGCTTGAAGACCTAAATCGTCACCTACTTCGCGTTCCTCGCCTGCTGCTAAAAAGATAGAGGCGCCCCAAGTAGTAGTAACATGGAGATCTGTATCTGATTTAATTTTCACTTTTTTCTCCTAAAAAAGAATTAATAAAAGTAAGTAGCCCCGAAGGGCTACCTACAACCTGTGCTCTAGTAAGCAACGTCCAACCTTACGATACCAAAGTCTTCATTCTGTCCTGAGACATCTGAATGATAAACTGGTTTCTTAAAGCCGAAAATCTTACCAATAGAGATACCATTTTGGTTTCCATAGTCAAAACTATCTTCGACAATTTCTGGAAGACCGATATCAGCCATTGCAAGGCCTTGTGCTCCAACAAATAGACATGCAGAACCGTCAACGTCAGCGTTAGCGCCCCACTTGTATCCGTTAGAACCAGCGTTACCAGAAGCTCCTGAAGTCGCGCCACTTGTGTTAAACACGTGTCTGAATTCATGAACCATAACGCCGTCAACCATTAAGCTTGAAGAACCTGAGAATAACTCATTGTTTGGTCCTCTGATTCCAGCATTCCTAACGTTAGTTAAGAAATCTGAATCAAGTTTAAGGTCAGCCATTACTTGAGGTGATATAAATAAATGATATACCTCTTCGTTTCCTGCGCCTCTCATGCCTCTGATGTAATTATCTTTAGCATAAGCTTTCAACTGCACAATAGCTTTATAGTCTAGAGTGTCAGCTGCAGCAACTGCAGTAACATCACCAGCTACGATACCATTGGTAGCATCATACCTTCTATGTCTATTAGACGTAGGGGCGGATACGTCACCAGAGAATGCAAGATCACTAAGATTTTGACCTGAACCCAGGCTAGTTCTTAATGAGCCATTATTCTTGACTCCGTATGAAACACCAGCCATCGTTAGAAACGCTAACTGGTCAATACGATCTGCCATTGCGTATGCAAGTGCATCTCTTGAGTGCTCACGGAAGTTGACAACAGATTTTTGATCAGCAAGCCTACCAGATAGTCTGTTTGCAAATCTTAATTGATCTAATTGAACAACGATGTCGTACGCTCTTAATGCTTCTTCATTACCTTCGAGAGTGTTGTCTCCAACGATACCGTCACCTGTCATATCGGCAAGAAGAGTAATTACTGCTCTTGCTCCTTTTTCAGATTGGGTTAATTCAGATATTCTCTGAACCATAGCGTTAGGACCACTACCCGCAAATTGGTTAATGAAGGACATATTTCGAGCAACACGCCAGAAATCACGTGACCAGATTGTAAGCTGTTCGCTGGTCAGTGCGCTAAAGTTTGTATTAGCCATTTTGTACTCCAATTTAAGTTAAAAACTAACCGACTTTTGGGGCGATATTTACCCGTATACCCTTTATCGTTGGGGCTACGACATCGTATGTTTTACAAGAACGACCTTGACCAGATTAACGCCGTGGTAGGCGAATGCGTTTTTTTACTGAAACGACTCAGGCTAAATATCGTTTTAGCGGACGAAGTTATTACTATCGTATCACAGTTTTAACCAAAGTCACCACGCATTCGCTTTAAGGTGTCATCAGGTAATGCTCCAAACTCGTCATCTGAGAGAACATTTATGTCTGCTACTTTGTCTCCCCTCTTAGATGTGCCTTCGCCTTTCATCTTTGGAGGTTGTGATTTAGATGCTTCTAATTTCTTTTTAACTGTTGTTTTCTTTCTTTTTTCTACAACAGCTTTATTTTGTTGTGTAGTTTGTACAGCAGCATTATCTTCATCCGTGCGCAATAAATCAGGTCTTTTAGCTGCTAATGTATATTCAGTTGCTTTAGCTAAAGAATCTGCAGGAGTGTAACCCTGAGTAACAAAAGCATCTCGTAAGTCACGTACTTCTTCCGCAAGTTCTACATCAAAGTTTTCACTGTTTTCGTTTAAGACCTCAAACGTATCTCCAATCTCTTGAGCTTTTACTGCTAGTTCTTGTTCGGCTTGGCTCATAGATACTGTTTGGCCCATCTGCGCTTGCATTTCAAACATTAGCTGTTCTTTTTCAGCCGCTCTAATTTCAGACCTAATAGAAGAAGCTTTAGCAGAATCTCCATCTAAAATAGCTTCTTGATAGGCTACTTCCTTAGACTCAAAGTCATACGTTGGAGCTGCAGCTTGCGTTTCAGCTTGTTGCTGCTCAATGTCATCTAATTGCTTCTGCATTTTTTTATTCTTTGCTAATACTTCATCTAGTCTAGATTTAGGTACCATAGGAGACTTTTCAGCAATTTTAGGAGTTTTTGGTTCTTCTTCCGCAAGTTCTACGACTTCTTCTTCGGCTTCTTCTTCAAGTTCTCCTGATACTTCAACCTCATCTTGATCCTCTGGGTCTTCAATATCCTCGGCATCTTCTTCCTCCTCTAATTCAGAAGTTATTTCTTCTTCTTCTACTACTTCTTCAGATGGAAATTCTACCTCTTCTTCTTCAGATGATTCTTCTACTACATCTTCTGTAGGAGTTTCGTCCCCAAAGTTAAGATCTACCTCAAAAGATTTTGTCTCTTCCTCAGTTTTTACATCTGCTCCTGGCATACTATCTAGTATTATATCGTTTTTATCCTCAGCCATTTTTACCTCCTGTAGGTTTCATTGCAGCAACGGCTATTTTTGATGCTGCCTGTGTTTCACTCTGACCTGACCTAACTTGATTAGTCATCTGAGATAACCTTTCACGTAACGCCAGTTCTTCTCGCTTCATTTGAAGCTTGCCTTCCATTTCTGCAACTTGCAGTTGTGGATCAATCTCTGCAGTACCTTGGGCTTTAGCCATATTAAGTTCTGATAGAGATTGTAGGTTCTGTACTTCAGCTTCAAGTTTAGCAATTTCAAGCTGAGTTTGTTTGATTTGTGCTTCAGCCTGGAATTGTTGTAGTGCTGCTTCAGCTTCTGATGGTGGTTCGGTACCTTGCATCATACGAATTCTTTGAGCTATCTCGCCTTTACGTGATAAATGTGAATACTCAACAATTAGATCGTCCGGTATGGGAACGCCTACTTGGCGTAATTGTATAGCTTCGGCAAATTGTATTTCTTCAAATGTATCTCTTGCAGGAGCTGTACCAACTATTACGTCATACTCTCCTAAAGTTAGATCATTAATAATGATACCTTCTGGAGTTATTTCATTAACTTTCATAGGTATTCTTTCTTTCATAGGGTCTGATTCATCAGTTATCTGTATCAAACGCTCTTCTGTATAGTAAGACTGTACTAAGTTTAGTATTTTTTCGGCTAAATACTGTCTAGTTTTAGTTAAATTATCTAATGGCACTTGAATCATCATAGCGCCACGGTTTTGTTTAGCTTGAATAGCCACACCAGATACTTCTGGACTATCAGTTCCTAGCATTGCGTCACTAATACCACTAATAGTTTTAATGTTAATAGCAGCTTTTTGGCTAATTCT